TCGGGGCTCACCAAGAATGTCGATAAGTGCGAAGCAGCCTGGACACTGGCAAACAGCGCCACAGTCGCACTCGAGACGTATTCCTACGCAAAGCAGGGCGCATATATCCAGAAGGTCACGGCGCCGGCTTCCCCTGCGATAAACACACTGTATGCTTATCGCGCCCTTGGATCGGTAATTGATTTTTCGGCGTATCAGAAGATGTCTTTCTGGATTCAGAATGAGGTGGCTCTCGCGGCGGGCAACTGGAAGCTGTGTCTTTGTTCTGATACAGCCGGCGCAACCATCGTTGATGAATTTGAAATTCCAGCGATACCCTCAATTGCTCAGGTGCTTCCCTTGACAATAACGAAAACAGGCGGTGGAAATTGCGGTGCAAGTATCCAGTCCGTCGCCCTCTATTCTTCGTCAACCGCCCCGACAGCGTCGAAGTATGTGAGGCTTGACAACATCATCGCCTGCACCACATCGGGAATCAACCTGCAAAGTCTGATATCGAAGAATGCGTCGGCCCAGGGCGGAACCGAAGGCTGGTATGGAATCCAGTCGATCGACGATATGATAGTCCTTCTTGACAACAACCCAACGACCAAAGTAAATGCCGGGCAAGGGTATTATGGAACCTCCGAAACCGTCGCGACCTACATCAGGGAAACCGTCAAGGCAACCATCCAGTCGTCGTCTTCTGGAAGCGTAGGCACGATCCAGGACAGCGGGTCGAACGGCAATAATATCCAGTTTCAGGGCGGTTATAATACGGCGACCGGGAGCCAGGACGGCGAAACGATCCTCGACTACCTTAACGGGTATGGCAATGGCGTTTTGGGAATCTCGAAGAATTACATAACGGTGAATCATCTTTCTGTTGTCCGGGCATACTACGGCATGAATATGTCAGGTGGAACCGGTTGTTTGATTGACCAGGTCGGAGATCTCAACAGCAATACACAGTACGGGCTTCAACTTACTTCAATGGCAGGCCTGACCATTAACAACGTAAACAACGTGAATAATAACGGGGCCTATGGCGTTTACCTGATTACCACATTACCGACCTCATTCGGGACATTCGGCAACGTTAATAATAACCTTGGCACGTATGGCATGGAGATGCAGGATTGCCCGAGCAGTGTTTTGACGGAAATAAAGAACGCCAATAACAACAACGGCACGGGGCTATTTATTACGAACTCGGAGTATACGCAGATCACGACGCTCGGGAGTCTTACGAGCAATCGAACCGGCCAGGGTCTTTACATCACCACGTCGAATTTCATGCAGATCGGTACTATCTCAAATGTAAATTATAACGGCAGCAGCGGGGTTTACCTGACCAATAGCACGGGCGTCACGATCAAGGAAATAAGCAATGCCAATTCTAATTCTGTCGGCGTGAACCTTTATTCGTCCTTCCAGTGCCTGATCAAGAAGATAGCAAATGCGAACTCCAATGCTTCGTATGGATTGGCCTTCAATGGTGGTTCCTGGTATAATACCGTTCATTCGATAAATACGGCCGGAAATACAACGAGGGCGATAAACCTCGACAAGGGGATGAACTACGTGAATCACGCGGCATGCGCGGAAGCAACCATCGCCGCAGGCTTTACCGTCGGAAATAATGCCCGCGTCTGCATGACCAATTTCAACAACGACGCAACAGACCATCGCATATACACGGACGGCGGGACAGTCACGACCGATGGCGTTACCGCCCGGTCGGGTATCTCCTGGAAATGGTCGTTTTCGGATTCGACGAGAGGGAGCAAGTATCCTATAGATGTCAAGATCGCAAAGGTCGCGGTGGAAGCAAACAAAGCGGTCACGGTAAAAGTTTATGTCCGCCGGAACAACGATACAGACGCGGCTATGAAATTCGTTATCCGGGGAGGGCAACTGGCGGGTATGCCGGCGGATGACCTCACCGTAACGACGACGTCGGCATCGTCGGGGTCCTGGGAGCAAGTGACCTTCGCAGGTTTTACGCCGACAGAAAAGGGCGTCATCGAGATCGAGGCGCATGGCTATTACGTCGCGTCGACAAGCGGCAACGTATGGGTTGATGATATCTCGATTGAGCAGGCGGCATAATGGCGATCGACCTCAAGACGATGGACTATAGTTTCGGCGGCGAACCGTTTGTCGAAGTCCCCTCAAAAAACACAGTCAACACGAAAACCATGGATTATGGTTTCAGCGGGGGGCCGTTCGTGACGAATGATTTTCCGGGGGGAGGTCCTGGACCGACAAGTATTCTCTCGGTGTCCTCAGTTGCCCAGGCATCGGTGAGCGCGGTCAGTGGCGTGGTTTTGATCTCGGTCATGGCGGTGGCCGGGGTGTCGAATGTGTCTTAATGCGGTAAGCAGTATAAAGTCGTGATTACGCATAACACCTACAAGTCAACAACCCAAGC